GGACCTCATGATGCTCATCAATCGGCAATATCGGCTGACCAGCATCCCGTTCACTATCCCACACAATATCCCCATGCAAATACACACACGCCGCACAAATACGACTATCCAACGACTCAATCCGTATCACACGCTTAATCAACTGCACATTTGCATTCTGATGCACCGCCGTACCACTTCGATACGACTCCATATACAAAGTCCGCATCAGCGTATTTGCCACAGCTGATGGTAACGTCTCACTAATCCGCCGTATCTCACGCGCCACTCGTACAGAAGACCAACCATTCGCCATCCCAATCAACGCCTGATTCTCAACTGTCTTCACAATCCGCGGTCCATACTGCAATAACTCATCCGACCAAGCAGGCGTATCCACATACTGCACCAACCGTTGCACAACCTCAGGGTCAGCACTCGCCCAATCCGCACCCACCAGCAACCGTACCTGATCATCCGTCATACCAGGTAACGCCAATTGACGAGTCGCCGTACCAGCAACATCCACAGCCGAACCCTGCACATCATCACCAGAAGCATCCACTCGGCTCTGATTCCGACGCATCACCACATCCATATCACTCAATAGCGCGCGTAACACAGGGTTGTCAGGTGGCAACCGATGAATATCCTCAGCCTTCAACCGCTCAACCTCAGCATCCAGCTCACCCAACCGCACCTGAATAACCCCATTTTCATCAGTCACACTACTGGATATAGCACCAAGCGTCCGCTGGGCAACCGACACATACCCACGGTCAATCAACCGATTAATCGTACCCAGCACACTCGCCGAACTATTCGGACTTGGATTCATTCTTCACCTTATCCGCTTTTCTCTTATTACCTGTTGCAGAAACACGGCTTGCCTTGCCAGTGCCTACTGTAGAAGTCTCACCTTGCAAAGTGGGGGAAGATTTAGAGGGGGGTACACGCACAACCACACTTACATCAACATCAACACGCGCCCCATGCCCCTCAGCCTCAAACTTAAACTTACGCACAAGGTTATCCACCTTCTTCGTCAAATCCGCTTGCCAATCAATCTTAGCCATCTCAATCTCCAATCCGTGTAGGGGTGAGATTATATCTCACCCTCAAATCATCAAAAATGGGGTATACCTATGCAGCCACCGCCACACCTGTACAAATCGGATCGAGAATTGCCTGAGTCGTTGAAATCGGAGACCCCAACACCGTCACAAACTCACCACTAGACAGGTCAGTATCAGGCATCATATTGCCAGGCGTATCACTCACAACAATCTGCGTACCGATCACCGTCGTAAAGCCCGGTGTCCACTCAGGATCATAAGTGCAAATCTTCACACTCCCACCATCCGCAGCACACGCACTCGCCACAATCCCGACCAATCCCTTTGCAGTACCAGCACCAGCCGCCGTACTCGCATCCGCCAAATCCCATTTTTTGGTTGTCGAGTTATATACAGCGACCTGACCAACTGTCATCGCCTCACTACCAGCACCATTCGTATATCGAGCATTCGCGCTAAACGCCACGCTTCCTGCTGTTTCAGAATAATCTGTCATGACTCACATCTCCTATAAATAATCAAATCATCACAGCCAACATACACCACCAACACAATCACTAACGCACACAAACAATTAACCCAAACATGTCCAACATAACAACCAGAACATTACACCCCAACTCTACATAAATAATCCGTAGCCCTGTCCGCCCAATATTTACCACCCCACAAACTCGCTTCTCACCACCCAAATCAAAAAGTGAACCATCAAGCCATCCTTGACAGTTCACCCCATTCTTGACACATCTGTAGAGACGCGCTTCCGTGCGCCCGTAGGGTTACGCCGCATCAACCCCATTCGGATTCAATACAAAATCACCAGCATCCCCAAACAAATTCATCGCATTCAATGTCTCGACCGACCGTGCCTGCTGATTATCCAAAATCGTCTGTCGCTTCTGCTCATCCCACCCCGTCACAGGGGAGACCATTTCAAGATACACAGCCATATCCTGTGTCTTATCAAACACCATGCCAGCCTGCTGGATAACATCACCATCAGACCGCACACTCGCATCCATCCACTGGCAATCAAATATCTCAATCATAGGAGGTCTATTCACACGCTTATACGCTGTCTCCACCCGATGACAAACCCGAAGCACATCCTCCCACGCATTCCCAAACTTAATATGTGCGCCCCGTATCTTCGTCAACAACCAGCTCTCACGTTGCTTCAACGCCTCACCCGATGGACTCGTACCCAATACCGAGGCAATCGGAGTCTGTGTAATATCCGCAATCAAATCAATCAACTTATTAATCTGCTCAATAAATGCAGTCAACTCACCCTGCGGTATCGCCTTCAAATCGACATTGTTTAATTCAGCTGGGTCATTCGACACATAATGAATAATCGCCCCCGGGGCAATTGCACTAGGAGGTTCAAAACCCTTTGCAAACAACACCTGAAAAGCCGACAACTCACTCGCCATCGTCATACTCACCAACACCCGATTCAACATATCCTGCAAAGAAATCATCTTCTGCAACTCACTAATCCCCACGCTACTACCACGCTTCTTACGATTAGAGAATTGCACCACAGGGAAGCCACCCAACCATTTTTCAGGCTCTCCCATCGCCGTCAAACCACTGCCCGACGCATCCGTCTGATACTTTTCCACACGGTCAGCATAATAAATATTAACCTGCTTCTGTGTCTCACCAATATAAAACACCTTAGCCGCAGCAATCATCTTCGAGGGGTTACGTCGCGAATAAATCGGTATCACACCAACATCACCATCAAACGCCTCATTGAAGTTCAACCGAGCTCGTTGGTTCTCCTCATCAAAATCAACAATCACAAACGCATCACCATCCCCAATCGCCGTCTCATGGATGTCCGCCTGCAACGCATCAAACCGATTCATCTTCAACAACCGATCAACCCACTCCTGTGCAGGATTTTTATCTTGTAGGGACTGGGCTGAACTGGAATGTCTACGTCCAGACCCTGTCTGCTCATCCGTATTATCACCACCTGATGGTGCGCCCGCCAACGGAACAACCGCCTCAATCCGCTCAACCACCAACCGCTCACTAAACATCCGCACGACCATATCCGTATAATCAGCCGAGAAGCTCGCATGTTTCTGACCCGTCACATTCAACATCTTCATCATCGTCTGTGTCAGATAAACCTTATGCTCACCCTTCACATAATCACGATATAAGAAGACCTTCTCACCCCAATCCGTAATATGATCCACCCAACTCGGGGACAAATCCCCCTCAAACATAGTCGCAATATCAGTTAACATAACTACTCATCCCAGCTCGTCGGTCACTATTGCCACTATCTTGCCCCATAATCGCATACCGTAACGCATCCATCGTATGATCATTCACCTTCGTCGGCACATCCCGTCGCGACCCATCCCGATTCGCCAACCACTGATACTGCTCAAACTCACTAATCGTATGCCCACAACTCCCATGCACAATCAACCTCGGCAAATGATCCCCCTGCACCGCCAATCGACTCTGCACCTTCTGGATACCCGTCGTCACACGGTTATTCGCACCCATCGCACTCACACCTGCCTGTGCATTCAATGCCCGTATAAAATCAGGCTCACTCGGGTCACAATAAAAGCTCTCCACCCGCCACTTATTATGCAACTCATGCGCCTGCACCGCCCACGACTCGATCCCACGCCGACGCTGAACAATTTCCTCCAACACCCACGCCCGATCATCACCATCAAACCCAACCACCAACATCACACCAGGGTTCGTATATCCCCAATCCACACCACACACCACACGCTTGAACGAAGACGGGAAACCACTATTCCGTACATGTCGATCACGGTCAAACAAATGATAAATAAGCCCCTCAAACGCCACGAACATCCCAGCCAATTCCTGCGCTGCAAAATCACCATGATAAACCGCCTCCAGCTCATCATAAAATTCACTCGCCACAAACCCATTATCACGCGAATGAACCCGTATCATCTTCCAACCAGGCGTATCCCCATGATCGCGCACATACGTCTGCCACAACCAATTCCGCCCCTTAGGAGTCGTCGATTGCCAGTCATACCCCAGCGCACCAAACTGACGCAAACGACCCACCATAATACTCCGCACGATAGGGGAGTACATCGCCGATTCATCACCCCACCACCACGACGCATTTGGACCACGCGCATTATCAGGGTCACTCACACTCCGCCACAAAATCTCAGAGCCATTCTTCATCAAGGTCACACCCTCAGACTTGTTGTGATCCTCAATATAATCCCCAGCAATCTCTTTAAATGTCCGCAGCGACGCATCACGCAACATTGGGTACGTCGGAGCAGTCACAATCCCCAAATTCGGTGTCTCGATCCGCTTATTCCCAATCCAGCCATAACTCGCCCGCAACGCCCGAATCCCACCACCCCGTGTCTTACCCGACGAAATCCCACCAATCATGCCAAGGTGATAATCCTCCGACATAATAAAACCCCACTGCTTAGGATGACGCTCAGCAATCGCAGGCAACAACACAAAAAGCGGAGGGCTTGTCGCCACATCCGCCATCGCTTGCCCAAGAGCATGACTCAAACTATCTAATAAAGCCTTCTGTTGCTTTCCCCGATTCGCCCCACTCATCCAAACCTCACATATCTATTCCCCTCCCTGATTTTCGGGGAGGGGCTTTACCACCCCATAATACCTATTATCGACACCTAATTATTATTCTCATCATGCGAAGCGGGGGGAA